CAAGCTCGAAAGCTACGCTACGCAAAAGAAAAAATGCAATACGACAAAGCACGAGCAGAACACGAAGCGACTCTCGCAGAAGCAAAACCAAAGATGCTCACACAGTCCAAGGCTTCTTGGATATTCAACGGCATCGCCTAATCACAACCACAACAAAACAGGACACCAATACCATGCTATACGAAAACGAAACCACTATGGAAGAAGCGACACGAGCAATAGCTCCCGAGTGCCTTCCCGAAAACAACCTCTCCGCAACCGACCTTATGATGAGCGGTGACCCTTTTTACGATCCCGAACTAGAAGCCGAAATGATGTGCTTGGGTTACGCCAACGGAGGAGAACGCCCAACCGAAAAACCTTCTTATGTTTTCCCCGAAGAAGACGAACGCACAGTCTTGCTTGAATCCGTTTATGTAAACCGCTAAAATTCAACCAATGAATCTAGACAAACCTTACACTACAGCCGACATCGACATGACCTACGAAAGTGGGGGTGCATACGGGCAATCAAGAAACTGTTGGAAACTTCAAATGCGAGGCACGAAATGGATGATGTGGACACACTTCGGAATGCCCAAAAGCAAGAAGCCAAACAGAGATGTAAAGGAAACCTTTGTAGCACAATGCAACGAAGATCGAGAAGACTTGAAGCAACTTATCGAAAAACAATAAAGCGTCGTACGATGGAAAAAGAAAAAACAGGATCAAAGCACAACGGAAAGTGGACAAAGAAACGAGGAGAGACGATAGACGCCAAGTTGCAAGAGTTGGTTGACTCTTCCCAAGGCGAAGAATGGACACTACAAGAAATCGCAAACGAGTGCGGAACAAGCAAAGCATGTATTCAGCAGATCGAGATGAAAGCGATAAAGAATTTTAGGTTCAAATTCAAAAGCATTTACGCAGAGTTGACGGCATGAAAATTTTAATAACAGGAGACAAAGGTTACATCGGCAGAAATCTGTGGAAGCATTTAGCACCGAGGCACGACCTCTACGGGCTAGACCTTCCCGACAACATCACCGACAAGAACACGAACTTCCCCGAAGTCGATTGCGTAGTTCACTTGGCTTCTTTCGCAGGGGTTAGGAAGAGCATCGAAAACCCGAAGGAATATTTCGATAATAACTTGGGGTGTGCCCAAAGGATTTTCAAAGAGTACCCGAAGACACCAATCCTACACGCATCGTCTTCAAGCGTTGTAGAATTAAAGTCGCCTTACTCGATGACCAAATACGCAATCGAACTTCTTTCCACCGCCCTTACAGTCAACATGAGATTCCATACTGTTTGGGGAGGAGACGGCTATCGCAAGGATATGCTTTACGGATTAGCGAAGGAGGACAAGCTCACCTTTGTCACAAATCAAAAGCGAGACTACACGAGGGTGGAGGATGTGTGTAGTGCCATCGAAATCCTAGCAGACAAAACGCAAGGTTATTCAGCGTACCCCCTTGGGCGAGGACATATCGACATAGGCTACGGGCAACCGATGTCCAATGTAGAATTTTTGAAACACATAGGATACGAGAAAGAACTCGAAATCCGAGACGGCATAGAAGGAGTTCCCGAGAGCAACGAAACCTGTGCCAACCCGACCCGAATATTAAACTTGGGATGGCAACCGAAATACGGACTACTATGAGAGAACACCGAGTCGCTTACACTTTTATGCCACACGAAGGACTCGTAGCCCGATACGAGGTGAGGGAAGACCCACTCGGCGGTTACGCAGTCGTAAACTTGAAGCCGAACACCTACGCATCGGCTTACCAACGGATGCTAGTCCTCAAGGGGAGAATACCCGACAAGAAGCAAGCAGAAGATTGGCTATACGACTTTAGGAGAGGGAAGGTCTCTGCTTCCTTTGCCTAGAAAAAAGGGAACGCAGGTACGGATATTCAAGGTAAACGCCGTTAAGGTAGCCTTACGGGTCTGCAATCAACCCTTTACACTAGCGATCTTATCCCAAATCTTTATTTCTTGCTGTCGCCTAGCTTCAAGCAACTTTTCAAAGGCATCAAGATCGGCACGGATTCTATCCCACCGCTCCCGATCACGGGTGTCATTTGTGGCAAGCTGAGTTTCAACCGAAGAGATTTGTTTAGCGAGGGAATCGTGGGCTTCATTTAAGCCCTTTTCCAATTCAGTCAAACGCTTGGCTTCTTTCTTCAGAAAAAAAGTAATAGTTGAAATAGCAAGCCCGACACCCGCCATAATGTACTCTGTCAATCCATCCATCATTTTGCCCTTATGGTATCGCAGTACAAAGAAGATTCCTTACTCTTTGTGTCAGCAGGATTCAAAGGTTTTGCAGGAGGCTGAACTTTAAACTCAAGCCAAGTTGCACCGACAGGTTTAGGAGGAGCTCCACGCTCCACATGCCAACCAACTTTACCCACGCCATATTCCTCTTTGTAGGTTGGAACTTTTATATGCAACTGTTCGTCAAGGTATGGCTTACCGCCGAGCGACAAACGGGCTCTAGTCAAGGGCAGAACAAACTCGTTATGGCTGTGACCCGTGGCGATCAAATCAGCATCGGGAATTATTGAACCTTGACGCTTTACATTCAGCGTACCGAAGGACATCGGAGCATCACCGCCCGAACCATGAAACATCCACAGGAGTTTGCTCGCCCGTGATTTGTAACCTCGTTCATTGTCAGCAGGGAAACGGAAGATAAACTTAACCCAAGTGGAGTAGCCTCCCATTTTGGTATATGAGCCTGTCCGAGTTCTTAATTCAGAAGCGAGGCGATCAGTCAAATTGGTCTCGTGATTTTTTAGGATGGCAGTCTCGTGATTACCCAAGCCGAGAATCGGCATCTGATGAGCGTATGGCTCATAAAAATCAGCGGCGGTTTTTACGAGGGAATCAAGGTACTCCCCGTTCTGATGTTCGGGACGGATGTCCGACTTATTTGAACGGCGATCATACTTGCCTTGCATAGCACAGAAAAGATCTCCCCCGTCCAAGCAATAAGTGCCCTGTTCCTTAACCTCATCGAGGTGTCGGATCATCATGCTTTGATTGGATTTGGGGTTATCCCAATGGCGGTCAAAAGTTAGGAGGCAACGGAAGGAAAACTTAGGCGAAACACAGGTAGGCTCATCAAAGTCATGATAAATAAAAAAAGCATTAGAAGCCGTGCGTTTTACATGCCATTTAAATTTCATAATTATCAGCGGTAGACCAAAAGTGCAGGACACGCCACATGCCCAATCTATAAGATAATAAGCACGGAGACAGAAATTAGTCAATGGGATTTTGAGAAAGCGGTATTAGTGTATTGACCAAAAAGAAATACGCAGGGAATAACATTATTCCTTCTCGCTGTTTGTTATTCACGGAAGAATGCTTGACAAGGAACACAACAGTCGGCAAAGAATAAACCCCGTAATGCGTTTCGTCAGCAACGCTAAACGCCACATCGGAGTGCGGACTCCTGCCCACATCGGGAGTCCGCATTACTCCCAACCCAAAAACAAATGCAAATCGAAGAGGTAGGAACAGAAGAACTAAAGCCGTACGAAAAAAACAGCCGAACGCACAGCAAGAAACAGATTGGTCAAATTGCTAAAAGCATCGAAGAGTTTGGCTTCACAAATCCCATTCTTATAGACGAAGATAATGGAGTGATAGCAGGACACGGAAGGCTGATGGCGGCTAAGTCATTGAAGCAAGAGAGTGTGCCTTGCATTAGGCTTACGGGGTTAACCGAAAAGCAACGCAAAGCGTACATCATCGCAGACAACAAGATAGCCGAGGGAAGCGGTTGGGATGACGACATGCTGAAGCTAGAACTTGAGGACTTAGTGGGAGGAGACTTCGACCTAGAATCCACGGGCTTCGACACGGGCGAACTCGATAAGATTTTGAACATAGACGAAGAGGTAGTTGTGGGGGAGGATAATATGCCTACCCAAACTCAGCAATCCGAAGAGTATGAAGCGAGTAGCATACGGCAGATAATTTTGATATACGGAAAGGACGATTACGAAGAGATTGTGAAAGCAATGGGAGCATACGCAGAGCGTCATGGTTTGGCGAGCAACACGGATGTAGTTACCCACATGCTGAAACAAGAAGGAGTCTATGGAATACAGGACGATAACGCCGAGGGTTCTTAATTATCGAGAGTTTCGATTCAGACGGGCAAACGAAGATGATTGCTCTGAGCTAATCGACCACGACTTAACCATTAGCTTTGAGGGGGAACAAGAGCCGAGGTGCGTTTACAAAACAAATGTAAACACCGAAGGGCTTTTGTCGGCGGTATCGAATATAAAACTTCCAACAACCACCCGAACTAGCGGTCTTGTAACGACAAGCAGAATCTTCGGTTACTCACCCCGAAACATGATCCGCAATGCACCATGCAAAGCGACATCATTGGCAGAGGAAAGCCCACACGAGCATAAGGCATTGGTCGATGGTGCAGAAATAGCTTCGAAGGTTTACGAGGAACATGCACCGATACAGCACAAAGCCCACTCAAACATGACGGAAAATTATGTGTTGCCCGAATACCGATTAGGCAACTCCCCGTTTACTAGCGGAATCGTAAACGAGAACAACCCGCTCTTATATCATTTCGACCAAGGAAACTACCCGAATGTTTGGTCGGCAATGTTTTCATTTAAGGACGGCATCGAAGGGGGAAACCTTTGCACTCCCGTCCTCGACATGAAGTTTGCCACGAACAATAATTCAGTCATCCTTTTTGACGGGCAAGGGCTACTCCACGGAGTCACGCCAATAGTTAAGAAGAAGGAAGATGCGAAACGATTTACCATCGTGTATTACAGTCTTAAAAATATGTGGTCTTGCGAAGCGTACCAAGATGAGATTGAAGCGATGAGAGCAAGCCGAACACAGACCGAATTGGAGAAGGCGAGGAATCTATGAAAGTTGCAATCATGAGCCACAACCGCCATCACAGCATTGGCGACAAAACGCTGAAGCTGATGGACGAAGAAGGATTCGATCCCGCCGATGTAACGATATTCGTACACAACGAACAGCAGAAGAAAACCTACGAGGACTACATCGACAAGAAGTGGAATGTTGTGGTGGGAGCAGACCACGGAGAAGAAGGTCAAACAGGGTACACAAAGCAGTTCGGATTCATGTTCAATTATTACGAGGAGGGAACAGATGTAATCTTCTCGGATGACGACATCGCAGGTATGCTAGTAAACCCGAAGTGCGACTACATGTACAAAGGGCTAAAGAAGTTTTGCGAAGGAGCGTTTGCGGAGAACGCCCGACTCGGTTGCCATCTGTGGGGTTTATACCCATCCGCTAACGCTTTCTTTTTACAAGACACAGTATCGTATGAACTGAACCTAATCATCGGGCAGTTTTATGGTATGCGTATTAGGCACGAAGATTGGATAACTGTCCCAATGAAAACCGACTACGAGCTAACGATAAAGCATTACATCAAAGACGGCATGGTGTGCAGGTATAATTGGCTCGCATCAAAGAGCAAGGTTTACGCAGGGAAAGGTGGACTCCAAACTCCCGAAAGGGCAGAGCTATCACGGGAGGGAGCAAACTTGCTGTTAAGCCGTTACCCGCAGTTTGTGAAGCGTAAAAAATCCAAAGGAAAGTTTGATGAAATATCCCTCAAGAAACTCAAGAAGCGATGATAGCATGTACAAAGTAATATTATTTTTAACCATCGCTTCCATGGCGGGGTGTTCGAAATGCAAGGAAGGATTTTCCCATTCATGCCCCGAAGTCGGACATGGTCCGTGCTATATTTGCGATGACCCCAACTACATCAAATACGGAAGGAAGGACATCATTCCCCCGAAGATGTTCAAGCCGAGAAAATAATGGACACGGACATCATATGTCTTTCAAGCAACAGAGCGAGAAGAGTTCTGACTTTGAAGCTAGTGCCACGAGCAACCATAATCGTGCCGTTAGATCAAGAGGAGGAGTACAAGAAGCACAACCCTCAAGCGGAGATAAGAACGCATCCTGTGTGCATAGATACGGAGGAGGCAAAGCATCAGTTTGTATCCGAGCTATATCCAAACTTCTTCTTACTTGATGACGATATAACGCAGGTACGCCGAGTATGGATTCCAAAAGACGGCACAAGCCCGAACATAACTGACACGGATTTAATCTACGACATCATACAGCAATGTTGCTATACTGCTCGACAAGCAGGATGCTACCTTTACGGATTCAGTCACCACAAAGCACCGAAGGATTACAACCCACATCAGCCATACCAAACAAAAGGTGTCGTGCCTTCATGGGCGTTTGGAATACGAGACGGAGGCAAGCTAAACTTTATCGGATGTGCAGGCAAAGCAGGGCAATGGGTTTCTGCATTAAACGCACACTACCACGGGAAGGTTTGGCTAGATACAAGGTTTTGCTTTCACCGAGTTGATACATACGGCAGAGGAACAGAAGAAGACAACGAAAGAGCGTGGGCAGAAATACGATCAGCATTCGGTTCTAATGTTGTGTATGAAATCAAAAACAAAGGGCGTTCCCGAAACGCCGAACCATACGAATTAAAGTTCCCATGAAAGTACATTGTAAATACGACAAGCTAGTTGCGGTAAAAGACATAAAGCCCAACCCGAAAAACCCCAACATACACCCGAAGCAACAAATAGAACTTCTCGCAAAGGTATTGCAAGAAACGGGGTGGCGAGCTCCCATAGTTGTATCGAACAGAAGTGGGCTTGTTGTAAAAGGACACGGGCGGTTGGCGGCGGCACAACGGGCAGGTATGAAGGAAGTCCCCGTTGACTTCCAAGATTACGAATCCGCAGATGAGGAACGGGCTGATCTTTTAGCAGACAACAAACTCGCAGAGCTATCGGACACGGACAAGGACTTAGTGAAGTCACTACTCGGTGATTTTAGCGAAGGATTTGATATGTCTCTGACAGGATTCAAACAGGATGAGTTCATCAAGGAAGCAACCGAGCAAGCAGGGGTTGTAGAGGAGACACCGCAATACCCCATAGTACCCGTCCACGGCGAATCAAACTCAGCGTTAGTTGTGGTTTGTAAAACAGACGCAGAGGAACAACGACTGCGTGACCTGTTTTTTTTGACGGATGCAATTTCCTACAAGTCGGACAAGGTTGGGACAACATATGTTATAACAGCGGATGAAATAATTCGCGTAATGGAATCTTGGTAAATCTTGTCTTTACAAGAAAAGCCGAAACGGGCAAAGTTAAGTTTCGAGCAAGATATGTCCAATCTCCCTGCGGGGGGAAGCATGTTTTGCAAAAGTACAACCGAAACGAAACTATGAAAAAAGGAATCCCAATTCAAGATTTGGCTCGCCGTGTCCAAGAGACAGGCAGAGTCACACGAGACTATATCGCCGACACCAACTGCGTGAGAATGCAAGCAGGGGGAGACAAGCTCCAAATAGAGGGCGGTAAAATCGAGGGCATGAACCTCACCATCACACCAACCTGCCACAGGCAAATTGGCGAGAGGGTTGGCATACCTGCAAAGTATTACGACAGGTGTCGGTCAGCATCGCCCTCCCTATTGGCACAAAATGTCAACCATTGGCTTCACACGGAAACATCGAAGCGAATGATTCGCACTCTCGATTTCGAGCAACCGATTGCCCGTGCGTTTCTTTCGGAACGATACCGCCCTTTGGATAACATAGATTTAATCAACGAACTGCTTCCGCTCATAAGCGACAGAGGAGCGGAGGTTAGGTCTTGCGAACTTACGGAATCCCACCTGTATTTACACGCATCCTTTCCAAGCATCGAACGGGAAATCAAGCAGGGCGATGTAGTGAGAAGCGGAGTAGTTATACGCAACTCGGAAGTCGGGCTTTCAAGCCTCAAGGTACAGCCTTGGATCGAGCGGTTAGTTTGCATGAACGGAATGGTAGTAGCCGATTCGGGCGTACGGAAATACCATGTCGGACGCAACTTAAGCAACGGAGACTTAGCCTACGAACTTATGTCCACGGACACGAAGAAACAAACAGACAAGGCTTTTTGGATGCAAGTCCAAGATGTCGTTAAGTCCACCATCGAACAAACCAAGTTCGATACCATTGTAGATAACTATGCGAAGCTCGCTAATATCGAAGTGGAATCCCCCGACACCGCAGTAGAAATAACAAGGAACAAATTCGGTGTAACTGAAGACGAAGGGCAATCAATGTTGCAACACCTCTGCGAGGGTGGCGACTACAGCGTTTGGGGTGTAGCGAACAGCGTAACCCGATTAGCCCACAACTCAGATAGTTATGATCGAGCGGTGGAACTTGAAGAGATCGGAGGACAAATTATGGAGTTGCCTTCCAATACATGGAACAACTAAAAGGAAATTTGCTACCGCCCTTTTGGGGTAGAGGGTGGAGCATTTCTGAAGGGGGAGAGGTTTATTCCTCCCCCCTTCTTTTCACAACCGAAACGATATGAACAAAGAAGTCAAGATAACGAAAAAGTACAACGACCAAGCAGATATAAGGTCGTATCTTTTTGACCGCCTAAAAGCAGAAGGAAATGGAATTAAGTTTATCTATGTGAACAGCATGGGACAGGTTGTCGAAACCATGACTGTACCACACGAAGAACTCAACCGAGGATATGTGACGGCAAAGGGAATCAAAAGCAAAGTAAACGCAGGGCAAACCTTCGACCTAATTTCTTTTAAGTGGGAATCCGATGAAGACCGAAACCACAGGCTTGCGGGAAGACGGCAAATGACAATCTTCGACATCATCCCCGAAATGAAAAAACCACCTAGCAATGGGTCATGAATCTATGCTACCTCGACAACACCGAAGTCGTAGTCTTGTTTCCGTATGATGCGGAGCTTATAGCAAGCATCAAGGACACGATACCGCAGGGGAACAGGCGGTACGACAAGAGCAAGCAATCGTGGGTCGTTCAGCTTCGCAAGTACGGAGCAATAAACGAGCAAGCGATCAAAGCATTAGAGGGGTTCTTGAAAGCCCACGACTTCAAGCAACATATATCCGTTAGGAATTACTTGAGCGACCTCCGAGAAAAACTTGCCGAGCAAGACGAAAAGAAGAGGGAAATCTACAAGGAATCAAAAGCCTCGGAAGCCATCGTAGAGGTAGAAGGGTTAGGGGGAGAGTTGCGTCCCTTTCAAAAAGCAGGAGTTTCTTACCTGTCAAAGCGAGGTCGTGCGATGCTCGGTGACGAGATGGGATTAGGGAAGACAATACAAGCAATAGCCGCAGTAGTACACAGTCGTGCCTATCCGTCTCTAATAATATGCCCCGTTTCACTACAACTAAATTGGATTAGGGAAATAGAAAAGTGGGCAACAGGGAAAAGGGTTAGTGGCGAAGCGGAGAAGGACGCAGACTTTGTTGTCGTGCCATATTCGCAATTAGTAAAGCACGAGCAGTTACTGAAGAAGGGAACGAATTGGAAGTCTTTAATATGCGATGAAAGCCACTACTTGAAAAACAGAAAAGCACAAAGAACGAAGGCAGTACGAAGTATCGCAAAAGGCATACCACATATTTTTCTTTTAACGGGAACGCCGATCTTAAACCGACCATCTGAATTTATCACACAACTGCAAATCCTAGAAAGGCTAAACGAGTTAGGAGGGTGGAAGCATTTTACAGAAAGATACTGTGATGCAAAGCAAGAGCGTTTCGGATTAAACATCAATGGTGCAACCAACCTAGAAGAGCTAAATAAAAAATTACGAAACACCTGCTACATACGAAGGTTTAAAACGGATGTCCTCAAAGAATTACCCGACAAGCAAAGAACAATAATCGAGGTAAAGATCAACAACCGCAAAGAGTATGAGACGGCACGGAAGGGTGTGCGTCAAGAATTGGCATTACTCAAAAAGAAAAGCCGAGAAAGAACTCAAGAAATAATGAGTGAGCTAGAAGAGCTAACGGCGAAGGAAATCAAAGAGCGGTGGGAGGAGTTATTTCCGAATGACAAAATACCTAAGTATAACGACAAGAGAAAGCTGAAGCGTGGAATAGAAGCACGGCTACAACGCCGAGAAACAATGGTAGAAAATTCCGAAGGAGTGCTACTCATAAACCGACTGAAGATTCTAGCAATGCAGGGCAAGCTAGATTCAGCGGAAGAGTGGATAGAAAACTTTTTAGAATC